GACGCCGATCATGTGGCGTTGCGGGCGCTGGTCGCGCCGCTGGTCGCGGCAGGTCTGGTGCGTTGCTGGCGTTGCGGCGAGCTGATCGTGGGCGCGTTCGATCTCGGGCATCGGGAGGGCCGTCCTTCCGCGCCGGAACACCCGGCATGCAACCGCGGCGCCGGCTAGACCGCGTCGTACCTGGTGCGACCAGGGGTTTCTTTCATATCGGCAGGTGCCCGGACCCATGCACTTCCCGATCTCTGGCTTCGATGAGTCTGCGATGACTCGCACCGGATCACAGGGCGTCCGCAACGCCACCGAACGACCGACCGAATCGGGGCCGGGACCGTGGTCGACGTGGAAGATCCGGACGCTTCACGGCCGCGCGATCCGGTTCCTCGAGACGTTCTGTGTCACGTCGAAGGGTCACCGCCACGGAGAAGCGTTGACGTTGGCGAAGTGGCAGAAGTCGTGGCTCGAGGAGGTCCTCGTCCCCGGCGTCGACGCATCGGCACTCACCCTGCCCCGCGGTAACGGCAAGTCGACGTTCGCCGGCGGCGTCGCGACATGGGCAACGTTCGACGAGTACGTCGCCGAGCTGTTCGGCGGAAAACCGGATATCCCGGTGATCGCACCGACGCTGAAGCAGGCCCGAAAAGGCGTCTACGGCGCCGCGTGCGACTTCCGCCGCAACCACCCTGCGCTCGCCTCGAGGTCGATCCAGTACACCGCGTCCGGCGAAGAGCGGATCCTCGTCCCATCGTCACAGGCCGAGCTGTACCCCGCCGCCGCGAACGAGGACACCCTCCAAGGACTCGATCCGCTGCTCGCCCTGGTCGACGAGATCGGTTTCATCACCGTCGAAGCGTGGGACGCCCTGCTCCTGTCCGCCGGGAAACGGCCGCGGTCGCTGATCCTCGCGCTCGGCACCCGCAACCCGGGCGAAGAACCGAACGCCCTCGACCACCTGTTGACCGCGAACGAGTTGCACGGAGGAGTCCCCGGTTTCGTGCTCGTCGACTACTCGGCGAACCCGGACGCCTCGATCGACGACCGCGCCGAGTGGCGCCGTGCGAACCCGGCGATCAAAGCCGGCTACCTCCGCGAGTCCGCGCTCGAGCAGGCCCGGCTGTTGTCCCCGGTCGCGGCGTTCAAGACGTTTCGTCTGAACATCAAAGGCGGATCGATCGCCGGATGGCTCGGCGTCAACGGCCCGGCGCACTGGGAGGCGACCGCCGGCGTCGTCGAGTTCTCCACGACGGAGCCCATGTGGCTCGGCGTCGACAAGTCCGCGTACTCGGATTCGTCCGCGGTCGTCCAGATTCAGCACCTCGGCGACCGCTGGTTGATCCGGGCGCGGATCTTCCTCCCCGATCCGACCATCGATCACGCCGCGGTCCGCGCTCACATCCGCGATCTCGCCGGCGAGTACTTCGTCGCCGGCGTCGGTTACGACGACCGCTACTTCGTCGAAGGCGCCGACGAGTTGGAGGCCGAAGGGCTCCCGATGATCAAAGTCCCCCAGACACCCGCCCGCCTCGTCCCGGCGTACTCGTACCTGTACGCCGACTTCGTCGAGCATCGCATCGTCCACGACGACGACCCGGCATTCCGGGCGCATGTCCTCGGCGCGATCCCGGTCCTCGATCGGTCCGGAGGATTCACCCTCGCGAAAGGGCGATCGAAGACGAAGATCGACGCCGCGGTCGCGCTCGGCATCGCCCGCGCCGTCGCCGGGACCGCTGAAACGCCGCACGAGATCGACGACGACGACCTCCGCGAGATGTTCGCCGCGAATTCGGGCGGATCCCCCGCCACTACACCACCCCCCGGAGTTTGATCATGACGAAACAGACCACCGTCCGCCCGACGTCGCGGCCGATCGCGTTGCAACAGATCCCGAACGACCTCGAGGCGCTCTACTCGATCCTCGGGATGCAACTCGGGACCGCGACGCGGCTCCCCGTCACCGAGACCACCGTGCGCGGGCTCCCCGCGGCATGGGCCGCGCTCGCGAAGATCTCGAACGCGGTCGGACAGATGATGGTCGGCGCGGTCGTCGTCGCCGCCGATGGGATCACCGAGATCGCGACGCCGCCAGTGGTCGACAACCCGGACGTCACCCTCGACTCTTTCACCTACTGGAAGATGGCGGCCGCGACCGCGGTTTGCCGCGGGAACTACATCGCGCTCAAGGCCGATTTCGATCTCGACGGATTCCCGCGGCAGGCGATCGGCGTCCCCGCCGACGCCGTGAACGTCTTCTACGACGAGGCCGGCTTCGTGATCTATCAGATCGGCGGGATCGATTACGGCGCGGACGACGTCGTCCACGTCCGATGCGGTATCACCGTTCCCGGGAACCCGTTGACGATCGGCGTGATCGAAGCGCACCGCCGCGGTCTCGCCGGCGCCATCGACCAACAGGGCATGTCGAACAGTGTGTGGAGGGAAGGTGCGATCCCGACCGGCGTCGTCGAGCTGGACACGAAGTACCCGACGAAGGACCAAGTCGACATCGTCAAGTCGGGATGGGTGTCGCTGCTCGAGGGACGCCGCACGGTCGCGGTGACCGGCACCGCGATGAAGTACACGCCGCTCTCGTGGTCCGCCGACGACGCGCAGTTCATCGAGTCGCAACAACTGACGATCGCGCAGATCGCGCTCATGTTCTCGATGTCGCCGACCGACCTCGACGCCTCGATCGGCGGATCCGGACTCACCTACTCGAACCGGTCCGACAATGCGCTGCAGCGCATCGTCGACGTCTACGCCCCGGTGATGCTCCCCATCGAGCAGGCCTGGTCTCGGCTCGTGATCGGCCGCTCGTTCGTGCGCGGCAACCCGGAGGCGCTGCTCCGCTCGTCGACCCGGGAACGGTACGAGCTCCACAAACTCGCCCAGGACGCCGGGATCGAAACGACCGACGAGTCGCGGGCGATCGAAGGCAAAGGCCCGGCCGAACCGCCGCCGCCACCGCCGCCGCCGCCGCCGGCGATGGATCCGCCCAACCCTGATGGGAGTACGCCGTGAAGTTGCACAATCTGTTGATCCGCTCGAGCGAGTTCGAGGTCGCCGGCGATGGCCGCACGCTCGAAGGGCTCGCGTTCCGTTGGGATGCGCCGTCGCTCGTCTCCGATTTCGGTGGCCCGCGCTACCTCGAGGAGTTCGCGCAACGCTCCGCGAATCAGACGCTCCGTATGCGCGCATGGCGACCCCTGTTCGTCGAGCACGACTACGTCAAGGGCTCGGTCGGCGAAACCACGTTCGAGCGATCCGACGAAGGACTGATGTTCCGGGCCCGGGCGACCGACTCGCGTTACGCGGTCGCGACACTGGCCCGCGTCCACGCCGGCGAACTACCGGGCGTGTCGGTCGGGTTCCGTTCGATCGCGTCGGCGAAACGGCCGGACCCGCGCGGGATCGTCACCACCCGGACCGAGATCGCGATCGAAGAGCTATCCCTCGCCCGCCAGGCCATGTACGAAGGCGCCGGCGTGCTCACCGTCCGCGCCGAGACCGAGACCCCGCGACTCGATGCGCTCCGCCGGCGCAGACTGTTGACACTCTGAACCCCCCAGGAGGACACCCCGATGGCCACGACGAAGAAGGCACCCGCGAAGACGACCACGAAGCCGAAGCCGAAGACGACGCCCGAACCTGTCACCGTGACAGATTGGTCTGACACTCCGGCCGCGGTCCTGGTCCAACATCGCGAACCGAAGTCGACGCCGTGACGGTCGCCGTAGCGGACCGCGCGACGTCGCGTCTGATTGACCGACTCATCGCCGTCGACGATCAACTCGCCGTCGCGGGCAAGGTCCGCGGCGAGCTGGTCGCGAAGCTGCTCGCCCGCGTCGAACCCGGCGCGTCGATCGACAACGGGATCGCGGTCGTCACCGCGGTACAAGGTCGATCGACGTCGGCCGATTTCGACGCGATGGTCGCCGCCGATCCGAAGTGGATGGCCAAGGTCACCCGTACCGTTTTCGACTCGGCGAAGTTCGGTCTCCTCCGCAAAGCCGGCGAAGTCCCCGACCGTCTCCTCGAACATGTGATCGACACACCGACCACGCCATACCTGAAGGTCACCCGCCGATGAGCCCGAAGGCGTGGCTCTCCGTCGCGATCTTCCTCGCGCTCGAGATCCTGGTCGTCGTCGGGTGTCGCCAGATCACCCGCGGTTGACCGTAGGGTTTGAGTAACCGAGGCCGGACGCCCGCCGGACCCGTTTGGACACCCACCCCCGAACCGGGGCCGGGACCCGGGATCCACGGAGGCTAGAACCACCCCGAATCGACACCCCCCGACGATTCCAGGAGTTCACACCATGTCCAGTCCCCGCCTCGAGGCGCTCCGCCGCCAGTTCACCGACGTCAAGGACGGGATCGCCGTCATCGAGTCGAAGGCCACCGACGCAAAGCGGGACCTGACCGACGCCGAGCAGACCGACGTCGACGCCCTCTACGTCCGCGCCGAAGCGCTCAAGCCGGAGATCGACGTCGAAGCCGCCCGCCAGGATTCGATTTCCGCATCCGCCGCGGTACTGGCCCGAATCCAGCCCGATCGGCCCGTACAGACCCGCTCCGCCGCTGTGGCGGACGCTCCGAAGGTGTCGGCCGGCGAATACCTGTCGCTCCTGTGGCGTTCGGCGCAAGGTGACACCGACGCCGGCGATCTCCTCGTCCGCGCGGTGGCGCAACAGACGATGGCACAGAACCCGGCGATTATCCCGACGCCGATCGTGGGCGACCTGATCAAGTTCGCCGACGATCTGCGCCCAGTGTTCAACTCGCTCACCGGTCGCCCGATGCCCTCGGCGGGGAAGTCGTTCACCCGACCGCGGATCACCCAACGTGTCAACGTCGCCGTCCAGGCGCTCGAGCTGGACGAGCTGGTCTCGCGTCAGATGCTGATCGCCGGCGATGAGGTCGTGAAGAAGACCTACGGTGGCGTGCTCGAGTTGTCCGAGCAGGACCTCGACTGGACCGACCCGGGGATCTTGCAGATCGTGCTGACCGACTTCGCCGGCATGTACGCCGAGGTCACCGAGATCGCCGCATGCACCGCCCTCGTCGCGCTCGCCGTCCCGACGTCGCCCTGGTCCGCGGTCGACATCGACGCGATCGTCGGATCGTTGACCACCGGGATCGGCGTCGTCTACGCCGCCGCGAAGCGCATGCCCGACACCGTCTGGCTATCCCTCGACGAAATGTTGACGCTCGCCGGGAACACCAACCCGACGACCAACGTCTCCGCCCTGTCGCTGATCAAGCAGGCGCTGAACGACGCCGGCGTCCCCCTCAAGTTCGTCACCGGGCCATCGCTCCCGGCCGGGACCCGCATCCTCGGCGCCTCCGGGCTCATCGAGTCCTACGAGCAGGTCAAGGGCATGTTGTCCGCGCAGAACGTGTCGCATCTCGGGCTCGACGTCGCCTACCGCGGTTATGCGACGTTCTACGGCCGGCCCGAAGGGTTCGTCGGGCTCGACGGCGCCTGATGGTCGACGCGGCCAGGTTGGCGCAATGGCTCGGCATCGCCACACCTCCGGAGACACCGTCTCCGGAGGTCGTGGTCGTGCTCGAGCGCGCCATCGCCGCGGCGACCGAGTGGGCTTACGGGCAGATCACCGACACCCCCGAAGTCCACGAGCGCGCCCTCGTCGAAGAGGCGATCCTCATCTACGCCGCGCGGCACTACCAGTACAAAGACGCCCCGGCCGGCGTCATCGACCAAGACGGATTCCAGTCGCAAGGGTTCGTTTCGTGGGCCGCGCTGAACGGTCTCCTCGACCTGTCCCGCGTCTGGAACATCGGATGACGATCAACGAGACCCTGGCCGCGCTCGCCGCGGATGGCGCGATCCCCGGCGTCCGCGTCTACCTCGAGTTGCCGACCGTCACCGCGGTCACGCCGGCGATCTTCGTCCGCGACGTCGACGTCGATTACACGTCGACATTCGGCGAGATCTCGGTCACCGTCGCCCTGGTGGTCCTGGTGCAGTACGCGGACAAAGCAACCGCGCCGGCCAAGTTGAACGACCTCCTCGACTTCGCCGCCGTTCCCGCGGCGCTGGTCGCGCTCGGCTACTCGCCGCAAGGCGCGACCGGCAAAGCGCTGTACACGTTCG